CAAAGCGCGAAGCACTTGAAAACTTTATCCAGAAACACCGCGACGCAGGAACCGACCCGTTAGGCGAAGACGGGAGCCAACCATGACCGCAACAATGAGCGATACACCGAGGACGGATGCGGCTGTAACCAAATTCATTAAGCGAACATACACAGGCGCTTGCGAGTGCGTTGACGCTGAAGATATGCGCCAGCTTGAGCGAGAGAACGAGGCGCTGCGGAAGGATGCTGAACGGGTTTTAATAGCAACGGCGCATTATCACGTTCAGTCGCATGACGGTAACGACACCTGCAAAGAGTGTGGGCTAAACCTGCGCGACAAGATTCATTTCCCTAAATACATTGATCTGCGACGCGCAGCCATCAAGGAGCAATCACATGACTGATATTAAGCCGGTGGCTACGGTTACTCACGCAGGAATTCACGGCGTAAATATTGAAACGCTTGCACAAGCGCCAAAATTAAAAGTTGGCGACAAACTCTATCCCGAATCCGCCCTACTCCAAGCGCGTGAAGAAGGAAGGCGTGAGGGGATGCGGGAGGCGGCTGCATTGATGGACGCGGTGGCAAACAACCCAACAAGCAGCCTGCGCCAACGTGATTTAGCGGCACAGTTCAGTAAAGCCATCACCCGCGCATCGGAGGGTAAATGATTCCGATTGACGAGCAGATAGCCGGATTAAAAATTGCCCGTTCGTCTTGCGTTGCTCATGGCCTGAATCCTTGCCAGATCGACGCCATCCTCGCCAGCCTCCAACGCCTGAAAGCCATTGATGAGGTGCAGGTGCCGGAACAGTTTGAATTTACTAGGGCTGATGATTTTTTACCCACCACGTATGTTGTTCGCAGGACGGACTACGACACCCTGCGCGACCTGCTGCTGCGGGAGAGTGCAAGGGCTGATGCAGAGAATCGTGAGGTATTGCGACTTACCGTTGAGCGCAACGCAGCAGAAGCCAAACTCGCAGAGAAAGAGCGCGAGAACGGGGTGCGGCGGAAGTTGCTGGTAGAAGCGAAGAAGCATATACATCACTCAGATGGGTGTGACTACATACACGACTCCAGCGCAAGATGCGATTGCAATTATTTGCAGCTACTGTCCCGCATCGACGCCGCAATAAAGGAGCAGAAATGAACAAGTCAAAAGAGTTTGTGGCTCTTAGCGCATTTCTTGACGCAGCCAAAGTTCAAGGCATGGATGGTCAGCTTATGCACGAAGCAATGAAAGAACTTATCAACGAAGGCGTAAAGAAGCCGCGCAGAAAGTATGGAAATGGCAGCATTGATTCTCCGATAAACATTCAGCCGTGGCCGTTTATGCGGGGAGTTTTCAAATGACTGACGAGAAGATTAAGCCGGTGGCGTGGATGCAGTCTGACCATATGAACGGCCCACTCTACCCAGAATCAGCCATCACTCAAGCGCGTGAAGAAGGTCGGCGTGAGGGGATGCGGGAGGCGTTTCTAGCTGGATACGAGACTGCCCACAATCACACGGTAGAGGGCGCGTATGCGCCTGAACTGTCTGCCGATGATTACATTGATGAAATCACCCGCGCAGCGGAGGGTAAATGAAATTCACAGACACTTTAAAAGAGTTAGAAGCGAAGGCGACGGATGGGCCGTGGATACGCGAGGGATTCAGCCGGATTACTGGCGTAACGATGAACGGGATACTCCGGTCGGAAGATGCCGAGCTAATCGCCTTTCTCCGCAACCACGCCCAAGAAATAATCAAGCTGGCGGTGGCGGCGGAAATGGCGAAACTTCATGTTGAGGAACTGCGGGAAGGTTGGTGTAGAGGTGATATAGAGGCTGATTCTGGAGTCAGATCAAATCGAAATGTCTATGTTGAAACCAAACTGCGTGAAGCCCTCGCCGCGCTGAATAAGGAGTAATCATGCACATCGGAACGATTATCGTTGAATGGTTCGACTTCATCCTCGGAACATTCTTTTTCTGTGTGTGGTGCGCCTATGACGGATCGCTTGTCGAGGATGTTGCTGCGTGGTTTAAACGGAAGCTGAAGGAGAAAAACAATGGTTGAAATGAGATGGTTTGTTAATTCTGAATTTGTGAAGGTCTTGCAGTATCGCAGCCTTAAACCAATGCACTTTTCTAACGGTGAGTTTGTGTGGTCTGAATGGATTAACGTTCCTACCGTAACGGAGGGGCCTTGAACCTTAACGAAAGCTGGGACGATCGGTTCCTATCACTCGCCTCTGTCGTTGCAACGTGGTCAAAAGATCCTAGCACAAAAGTTGGAGCTGTGATTGTTGATCCATTTCGACGAATCATCTCGACAGGATACAACGGGTTTCCAGCAAAGATTGCTGACGACAGTCGTTATGACATTCGTGAGGAAAAACTCGAGATGATCATTCACGGTGAGATCAATGCAATCTTGTTTGCCAAACGTGACCTAACCGATTGCACGCTATACACAGTTCCGTTCATGCCGTGCTCTCGATGTGCAGCAATTATTATTCAGACTGGAATTAAACGTGTCGTTGCTCCAAGTCACACCGGCATAGAACAACACACAAGGTGGGAAAAATCATTTGAACGTTCGCTTGCTTTGTTTGGCGAGGCTGGTGTTCGTGTTGACCTTTTGACTGTTTGTTAGTATAGTGGTCTGACATTATTTCTGAGGATATTCAAGTGATCATCGACATTATCAATGAGCTTGCTGCGACATCTTCTCGCCTCGAAAAAGAGGCAATCTTGAAACGTGAGAAAAACAACGAACTGCTGAAGGCAGTTATCGTCGCTGCGTTGAACCCGATGACGAACTACTACATCCGCAAGATTCCAAAATACACACCAAACCAGCACGGTATTGGTGGTATTGAGAATGCGTTGACTATGCTGTTTGATCTGTCGTCCCGAACAGTGACAGGACACGCTGCAATTTTTCATCTAACAACAATCCTTTCTGGCCTTGACAAAGGGGATGCAGAAGTAATAGAGCGGATCATTGAGAAGGATCTTCGTTGTGGTGTTTCAGATAAAACTGCAAACAAGATTTGGCCAAAGCTGATTCCGGAATATCCGGTAATGCTGTGCGCTCAATATGATGACAAGACAATTGAGCGAATCAAGTTTCCTGCTTTCTGTCAACTAAAGCTTGATGGGATGCGGTTCAACGCAATCTGCAAAAATGGTTCTGTTGAGTTTCGTACACGGAACGGTAAGCTAATTGATATCCACGGTTATCTTGCCGACGAATTTATTGAGCTAGCTGCTGGTCGTAATATTGTCTTTGATGGTGAGCTTCTTGTTTACGATGAAGACATGTACCAGTATCTCCCGCGTCAGACTTCGAACGGGATCCTTTCTAAATCGCTGAAGGGAACAATTACAGATAACGAATGCAAACGAGTTGCTGCTACTGTGTGGGATTTAATTCCGTTGTCTAATTTTGTGCTAGCAGGACACGAGTGTGACATTCCTTATCGGGCTCGATTTGAATCACTGAAAAACGATGTAGAACGCGTTTCTAATCCGAAGATCAAGCTCGTGTGGAATGAGGTCGTCAGCAACGTTAATCAAGCAATTGCGCTGTTTGAAAAGTTCCTGGCTGAAGGACAGGAAGGGATCATTCTAAAGGACATCAATTCACCGTGGGAATCAAAGCGGGTTAAACATCAATTGAAATTCAAAGGGGAGCTCGAATGCGATCTCAAAGTGGTAGCGTGGGAAGAGGGGACTGGTAAAAATGTTGGCCGCCTTGGTGCTCTTGTGCTTGAGTCTAGCGATCGTGTTGTCAGAGTCAGTGTTGGTTCGGGCTTTACTGATGACGATCGTAATTCTATTAAACCCGATATCGTGGGTGCTGTGGTGGCCGTGAAATACAATGCTCGAATTAAAGATAAAAAGACTGGCGAAGATAGTCTATTCCTTCCGATCTTTATTGAAATCCGCCACGACAAGGATACAGCAAACTCATCAAAGGAAATCAAATGATATTGATTGTTTGTTTGCTGTGGAATTTTTTTGTGTTCGGGGGAACAGCATATTTAATTGCTGAATATAACTGGTCGGCGTGGTGGATTCTTATACCACTGTTTATACACGTGTGGCCTAATAAGACTTAAATACAACCCTCCTATATACGTTTATAGGAGGGTTTATGATTTTATTAGGCGTCGACTTATCAATGACGTCACCTGCGTTGTGTCTATATCGTGGTGATCAGTTCTCATTCGATAAGTGTGAATTTTATTTTTTATCATCATCGGACAAATATCTTTATGTCCATAGAAAACTTCATGGCGAAACATTTCCCGAATATGACTCATCTTCCGAGCGTTTCAATAACATAGGAACATGGATCGTCGACATTTGTAAAACACATAGTGTTGACAAAGTGTATATTGAAGACTACAGTTACGGGTCAAAAGGTCGCGTATTCCACATTGCTGAAAACGGTGGTGTATGTAAGTTCTTATTGTGGAAAAACCACATCCCGTACGATACAATACCGCCCACAGTAATTAAGAAATTTGCCACGGGTAAAGGAAATGCAGATAAGCAAAAGATGCAAGATGCCTTTCTCGAAGAAACAAATTTCAACGTTAAAGAAATTTTGTCGATGACAGATAAGCAGTGGAATCCGTCTTCAGACTTGATTGATAGTTATTATATTTGTAAATATGGAGAACATAATGAGCGTACAAGATTGGACAACGAAGGACAAAGCGTTCCTTCGTGAGTGGCTGTTAAACACATTAAGAACGCAAGTTGTATCGATTACATTCACTAAAAAAGATCAAACTGTTCGTGTAATGAATTGCACACTAAAGGATGACGTTGTTGTCCGTTACGAACAAAAGACGGATCGTGTTAAGCCAGTCAATGAAGAAATTATTGCTGCGTGGGATATAGAGAAGAATGAGTGGCGTTCTTTCAAACTAGATTCAATTAAACAAATTCATTTGGAGCTTAGATAATGGGTATTATTAGATTTAGCGATGAAGAGGTGTTTGGTGTAGATTCAACCGACTATGATATTCTTCACCGAGGCGTTTCTGCAATAAAAGGTGTCGAAGGTGCTGTTGTTGAAATTGGAACCCGTCGTGGCGGTTCAGCAAAACTAATCATCGATACACTTGTGCAAAATAACGACGTCAACAGGTCAATGTTCTGTATCGACCCGTACGGGAATATCGAATACTCCTATACGAACAAAGCAGCCTCAGTTCACTATCCAGGAAAGCCGCTCGAAGGGGATCCTCAGTCGACTGAAGTCACTCAACCGATGCGACTTGACTATACCAACGATATGAGAAACAGAATTATCCCTTCGTTGTATTACTATGCTTACAACGCTGGTTTGAATTTCACTTTCTTCTGTTTAGAAGATACGGAATTCTTCAATCGTTACGGTGATGGTGTTCCTGTTTACAATGAGCATAAGAAACTTGAGAACACTTACGCACTTGTATTCTTTGATGGCCCGCACGACAATCCTGGCGTTAATAGAGAGGTTGATTTCTTTATTCCGCGAGCATCAGTTGGTGGTGTGTTTGTTTTTGACGACATCTGGATGTATGACCACAACAGCGTCGAAACAAAGTTGTTCAACAATGGTTTCCAGCTAGTCGAGAAAAAAGAAATCAAAGCAAGTTACGTCAAGGTGAAGTAAATGGGCATTGATGCTGTAAACAAGAGCGCAAAAGGTGGAACTGAGTTGTTGATAGATGAATTTAAACAACACATTCCTCAAGAAGTATACAAACACTTTCAAATAATTCCCTCGAGGTTCCGTGGGTTTGAACCAGGAAAGATTCCAATCTATTGGGCGCACGATCTTCCTGAAGATCCGGAATGTGGCCACCTAAAAGAAGGTGGCTTCAACAAATATGAAAAACTTGTTTTTGTTTCAAACTGGCAAATGCAGGCTTTCATTAACTACTTCCAGATTCCGTGGAGTAAGTGTGTTGTTATTCAAAACGCAATCAATCCAATCCCGCTTGTAGACAAGCCTAAAGACAAAATCAAATTAATCTACCATACTACGCCACACCGTGGTTTGGAAATCTTAGCGCCTGTATTTAAAAAGTTGTCTGAGAAGTATGATAATCTGGAGCTTGATGTTTATTCAAGCTTTAAGATATATGGATGGGAAGAACGTGATCAGCAATATTCAGAGGTGTTTAATCTTCTAAAGTCAATGCCGAACGTCAACTACCACGGTTCTGCTGAATACAGCGTTGTTCGTGAAGCGCTTACGAAGGCTCATATTTTTGCCTACCCTTCAATCTGGATGGAAACAAGCTGCCGTGCATTGATGGAAGCAATGACAGCAGGTGTGCTATGTGTTCATTCAAATTTTGGATGCCTCTATGAAACAGCTGCTGGATGGACATGGATGTATCAGTATCAAGAAGACAAGCAGGAGCACGCTATGATGTTGTATCACAACCTCGATGCAGCAATCTCTCTTTACAGGGAGGAGTGGACTCAATCAAAGCTGCAGAGCCAGTCTGGATATAGCACATACAACTATAACTGGGAGCTTCGTAAACACCAGTGGATTGCTCTGTTAAATTCAATTCTATCATCTAAGAACATTACCGTATGATCATAATTGACCTCAACCAGATGTGCATATCGTGCATCATGGCACAGATTGGTAATCACACCAATGTTAAAATTGACGAGGATCCTGTAAGACATATGGTCCTTAATAGTATAAGGACTATACGCCAAAAATTTAAAGACCGTGGGCAGATAGTGATTGCTTGCGATTCAAAAAACACTTGGCGTCGTCAACTGTTTCCTCTTTACAAGGCAAACAGAAAAGCTGATCGTGAAAAGTCAGATTTCGACTGGCACGCCATCTATGAAATTCTCAATAAGATCCGAGACGAGCTTAAAACTTATTTTCCATACGTTGTCATTCAGCTTGAGAGTGCTGAAGCTGATGACATCATCGCTTCATTGGTTAAACACTACGGTGTTCAACTAAATAGCACTGACACAGAGCGGATTGTGATCGTATCAGGGGATAAAGACTTTGTGCAACTTCAGCGCTTTACAAATGTTGAACAGTACGACCCTGTTAAAAAGAGAATGATAGTAGAGAGCAATCCCGAGTTGTTTTTAAAGCAGCACATTATTAGAGGGGATAGGGGTGACGGTGTGCCGAATATTCTTTCTGAGGATGACTGTTTTATTACAAAGAAAAGACAGAAGAAGATAACAGAAAAGTTTATTGAAAATTTCAACGAGAATGATCTTGACGAAGCAACACTCCGCAACTACAATCGCAACAAACAGCTAATCGATCTCACTATGGTCCCAGAAGAGATTGCCGAGCGCACAATAACAATGTACGCAGCTGAAAAAACATCATCCCCATTCAGAAAAACAAAAACATTTAACTACTTCGTTTCTATGAAACTGAAGAATCTTATGGAATACGTAGGAGAATTTTAATATGAAACGTAAATCAATTTATGAGCTGCTTGAAGAAGTTTCCAAGCACAAGAAAACAGAAGATAAGATCAGCAAATTAAGAGAAGTGGACAATAACGCACTGAGAGCAATTCTCAAATATGCTCTTGACCCTACAATCAAGTTTGTTTTGCCCAGCGGGGAACCACCATACAAACCGTGTGAGTTTGTTGATCAAGAAGCGAGACTGTATTCGGAGATACGTCGCTTATACCTATTCTGTGAAAATGGAAACAACAACCTCACTAATCTGAAGAGGGAAATGTTGTACATCCAATTGCTGGAATCAATTGATAAAAACGACGCTAAGCTTCTCAACTGCGTTAAAGATAAGAAGTTGCCGTTTAAGGGGATCACAGCTAAGATTGTAAACGAAGCTTTCCCAGGTTTAATTACAACAAAGGAGTGAATGAGGCATCATGAGTAAGACATTCAAAAAATCAGCACGTGTAGCTGAAGAGAATGAAAA